TTTCCTTTAAGTAAGCTAAAGGGGCTAACCTAAGTCAGCCCCTAAAGTTATTTTATGCTAGTAGATCACGATCCACTTCAGTTGGAGCACGTCCACCTCTAGCACCTGTGTCAATGCAACATGCCATAACACGTAGGATACCAGATGTAACATCTGCAGAAGAAGCAATTAACTTAACGTCAATTGTGTCCGTAGTTGTTACGTGTGCAGTAAACGTATCTGCAGCAGCAGTATTAACAACCATAGATTGACCGTTTGTACCGCTTGCTAAGAAACCTGCAGAGGAAACGTCACCACCGTCAACAATATCATCACCTGCTGCAAAATCAATATCCACAGTTGGAGATGTACCGTTAAAAGCAGTCTCAACTTCAGCACCTGCAAACAACACTAATGTATTAGCAGGAATTTCTAGAAGTTGAAAGATATCCCCATTGGTACAGGAGTATCCGTCTTCTACCATTTTGGCAATGTCCAAACGTGCTTCACGCATGTACATTCCCATTGCTTGATAACGTGAGGTAGCTGCTGCAATGCTGTTAGAATCAACACCTACAGTAGCTGAGGAAGTCATATCAAAAGTAGCCATAAGTTCTATCCTCCCTTACGCTGCGTTGTATTTAGCAGTTACGATTGCTTCTGGACGAAGAATCTTTCTGCCGTATAAATGCATACCACGAACAATGTCAGCAAAGCTGTCAGGATCACGATATGTTTCAGTTTTACTGATCTGCTCTGCAGTTGCTACAGCAGAATCATGTCCACCAACAATCACACCAAAGTTTGAGTTTTGGTTTGCTGTTCCTGATGTACCTGCACCAGTACCTACAGCAGGTAGGTTTGATGACACGTACAAACGGAAGCCGTGAAAGTTGTTGATTACAAGACCGTTACGTAGTCCACCAGACTCACCGTAGTCTCCATTCATGAATCGAGAGTCTTCATCAGACAATATTTCCATAAACACAGGGTCAACAACAAGCCATCTGCCTTGTGTATCAACTTGTTGCTGATCAAGCAATCGTTTCATTCTTGCAACAATCATTGCAGGTGAAACTGTAGCTGTTGGTAAAGAAGTAGCACCTGGCATACGTGCAGTTATTGGGATTGAGTGATCCCCTGCAGACGATGTTGTAATGTTACCAAATGAACTCTTGATCAACTTCATGCTTGAAAGCAGTTCGTCAGAACCTGCTGTTGATACAGCTTTAGTTCCGTTTACTACGTCATTCGCTGTACCTGCAACTGAGTGTAGAGCAGACTGTTTAAAACCTGATAGATAGCCAAGAACTTCTTGGTCATGCTGATCAGCTAAACGATATGCTGCACGATCTGTTGCAAGCTGCATAAAATTCGCATGCGAATGCGCCTCCTCTATATCGTCAATTTTAAAAGCGTAGTAGTTTGCTTTATCAACAACAAGAGAGAAGTCTTCGTCATCAAGGTCTTGTGCTGAAACCTGTGTACCCCTTGCGTAGGCACTCACAGAAATTTCTGGCTCCTTGATAATTTTCACTGTATCACCTTGGGCAGAAATATCCCCAAAATAATCAGAGTTAGTTATGTCTCCTACTACAGTACTCTTGCGGAAAGCAAGCTGTACTTTTTTGGAGTAGATTACGCTAGAAAAATTACCGTTAGGTAAATTACCGTAACCCGATGCGGTTTGAAAAGCCATGATTAAATCCTTCCATGATATTTGGCTTAATGGAGCTAAACACCTTGAAAGAGGCTGAACGTTCTAGGGTAACACATAAGTGGGCCTATACTTGTACAGGTAAGTCTTTTTTTGTAGTTTATGCTTTTATTTGAAAAGTATCTTTGAAGGTAGTCCATACAGGAGGCTTCAATACAGATACACGTAGTTATATAGAAGACTCTTAAAGTGTCAACTAATTAGATATGTCATAGATAAATTTACCTTTTTTCATTGCTTCGGCAATCTCATCTTGACGTTCCTCAAACTCCTTTGTTGACATTTTAGCTACGTCAGACTCTTTTATTTGACCTGAAGTACCTTTTGCGTCAATAGAAGTACGAGTTCCTTTGGTAATGGTAGAAGCTGCAGCTTTTTTGCTATCACGCTTGTCTGCTATACTAATACCTTTATCAACTTTATAAAGATCAATAACACGAACAACTGAAGCAGGATCATCTGAGTTTTCGTACAGTGCATCCTTAACCCATTTGGGTTGTTCATCTACCCAGTTGTGAAACTCATCTGAAGCTTTTAATTCGTCAAAGTCATCATGAGATTTACGTATGACGTTTTCAGCTTTTAATCTTAGAGCTTCTGTGTGTGCATCATCTAATTCTTTTAATCTTGATTCAGCTTTACTAAACATCTGTTTAGCTTTTTCTTCTGCTATTTTGTTAAAGATACCTGCTACATCAGGATATTGTTTTGCCCACTCATCAATCTCTTCAGGAGTTTTTGGTGGTATTATTGTGTCTGATGCCTTACGCTTTTCAAGAGCTTGGATTCTTTCGTTCCACTCTTTTTCTTTTTCTTGCATATGTCTACGCAAGTCACCGTAACGTTTCTTAAAAGACTTTTCTTCAGCAGTTAACTCTGAATCATCTTCTTGTGTTTCGGTTTCCTCTGTGGCTTCTTCTTGTTTGGTATCGTCTGTTGCTTGAACTTCGGTGTCCTCAGTATTCTCGCCACTGGGTTTATCTTCAACAACTTCTTCACCTCGAGCCTCTGCTTCTAGCTTGGCAATCTCTTGCTCTTCTTCTTCAATACGCTTTTGTTTTTTTGCGTGGTTGAATCCACGATCTACAAAACCTGCTGTTTTAGGTTTTTCTACTTCTGTTAATTCAGGCATATTTTTTCCTTTTCTGTTGGGGTCAGCCGTAGCTGAGTAGCCTTATAATTATTTCTTTGCCTTTCTTTTTTTCCTTTGCATCAGTCCACCTTTGTTAAATGCTCCTGATCCAGACCCTGAGGGTCCAATACTTTCTTGTCCAGTTTCCTCTATTGTAGAAGCCTCTCCTGATCCGATAGATGTTGCACCTGCTGCAGCAGCCTCAGCAGCAGCCGCAGGAGAAACACCTGCATTTACACCTGCAGCAGCAGCTTGAGAAGCCGCAATAGGATCAACTCCCTCAGAAGCATTAGAGTAAGCAAGTCCTGCAGCAGAAGAAGCGTCAGTTGCAGAAGAAAAATCAGGTGCAGGTTTAGGTGCAGAGACTGCTGAAGTTTCTGGATCTTTAGATGGAACTATCTCTTTATCTATACTAAAGATATTGTTTACTAAGTCTTTGTCTTTTTGAAGAGCAGAAGCAAGTATAGTTCCGTTCATTCCACCTTCAGGAACAAGCTGTAATAATTTCTTTTCTTCTACTTTTTCTCTTGCTAATTTTCTGAGTGCTTCTGCTAGATCATCATTATCCATTGCCTCTGCAGTAATTGCTAAAGCTCTAGTTCTTGCAACAGATACACCAAGAGCTAAAATGTTATCTTTTTCTAAGTTTTCTTTTGCCCAAGCCAAAGGATCTGTAATGTCTCTTGCCCAAGCGTTAGGATCTGGTGGATCTGTGTCTGGTGGACTACCACCTCCACCACCGCCTCCTCCTTTAGGAGCACCCTCAATGGCTTCTGCTAACGCAGGTGAACCCTGTAAGTAATAAGGTGGTTGAGTATATTTAATGTCAGAAGGAGGTGTTACTACACCATTTACATACGTAACAATCCGTTTGTCAGAAGTATTAGTTGCGTTAACATACGTTTTAGTTGAAGTAACACTAACAGGTTTCTGAGTAGGCTGTTGATATTGACTAAACCCTACGGTTGAAAAGTTCATAGGAGTAAACGGATTTTGTACAGCTTGTCCTGTTGTTGCTGTGTTAGTACCAGTTTGAGACTGTTGACCTAGCATAGCAGGACCAGTGTTAGCAGCTACAGGTTGTGCAGGTGGAGCATTGGTCATAGGTTGACCACTCATGTTCTGTTGTACTTGTTGAGGAGACATTGGATCACCACCAATCCTGCCTGTTGCTTCCATATTCTGCAAACCAGACTTTGCTTGGTTACGTAAGTTCTCAAAGAAGTTTACTCCGTAGTACCTAAGAACATCAGCAGGAACAACATATTCACCTTCGGATAACATGGCAGGGATATCATCTCGTACTTCTTTGGCTAACGAGCCTGGAGGTATTTCATTACCTGAGACAGGATCTTTAGTCATGCCATCATCTTTAAACGCCATCTGCATTTGATCTTTCATTGCTGTACCACCTTCGTTAAACATTCTTAGTTTACCATCTTTTGTTCTCATAGCCATCTGCTTCATGTCAGAAAGAGTAGGAGTTTTAACATTCTTTGCGAGAACAAGAGGACCAACTTGAATTACTTCTTCTGCGTCAAACACAGGCTTTCCTGTAGCTTTGTCATAAAAAGCACTGCCTCTGTAAGGGTTCATACCAACCTGCGTCCATTCAGGATCACCATCAGCTAATATTTTTCTTGCTCTTTCTTGTAACTCGTAAGGATCTTCGTCTGCGTACTCTCCAAAAATACGAGCAATAGTAGCTTTATTTTGTTTAGCTGCTTCTCCTGTCTCTTTGTCAATTGCGTCTTTTCCTGTAGCTTTTACAAGTCTTCTACCTCTGGCAATATCCACAGCATCAAGACCAACGTTAGACTTAAATTTAATGCCTCCTGTTAGTCTAATAGCTTGCCCATATCCAAGAACACCACCTGCGTCTTTAGTTCCGTCATGTATAGACACAACCCACTTATCATAATTATCATAAGCAGGAATATCTAATCTAGATGCTACT